GACACCCTGCGCTTCTTGAGCCAATTTATCGCGCGCCACTTTAAGTTGACCTCGCGATACGCCAAGCTGGCCCTCCGCGATATTTGCTTGTTGTTGATAAATTGGCAAGCGCGCTGCTTCAAACTGCGACATGATTTTTGGTACAGTCGCTGCGTATTGATCCTTGGCGTCCATAAGACTAAGAATTTTATTTGCGCGCCAATCCCTGTATTGCTCAGGCGGCATGTTTTGCAAGTTTTGAATTTCGCGTGTAGCCGTTGCCATGTCAATTTCGCCATTGCGAACGGCTTTTGTCAATTGATCAATTGCAATTTGAGGCGTTGCGGCAGCGCCAGCGCTTTGCCAAGCCTTGTTAAACCTTTTCTGTTGCAATTCATATTCGTTTTTTGCAATTTCACCTTCGGTTTTTTTGGCGGCAAGCGCGGCGGCTTCAGTTTCGCGGCGTGTTTTTTCAATGCCTGGAATTTGTGCCCCGCCACCGCCTTTTGCCAAAAGGCCAGTCAATTTGTTGTAGTTAATTTTGCCAGTATCAGGGTCAATAGATTGACTATAAGCATCAGCTAACACATTTTGCGTTGCTTCGGCGCGTTGGGCAGCACCAAGTTGATACTGCGCCAATTGATTTTGATTCTGCGCGCCTTGAATAGCCGCAATCTGGCCATATTGCGCCAAAGGATTTGCAATTTCAAGTCCTTTAACGCCAAGAGAAATGCTTGGATTGAGCGCCATAATTAACCTCCAGGTGGTCGAACCATATACGCGGGGACATTAGAATACCCGCCGGTATTTACTAGTTGCATATTTTGATTTCTTTGCAATGCGTCAAGCAGCGCATTACCTTGGTTGTAATTTAGGTAAGTACCTAAGCCACCAGTTAAAGCATTAGCCGCGCCCACTTGGCCAGCCGCTTGAGCAGCGCCAGCGCCAGTCATTAAGTTGCCTACATTGGTAGCGTAGTTTTGACCAGCTTGGCCAACCAAGTTTGTCGATGTTTGACCAATACCGGCCAACGCCGCTTGGCGGTTGTACAACTGGTTTTCACGCGCTACATCTGTGCCGTATGATGTTAGCGCTCGATTGTATGCGTTGCCAAATTCTTGCGAACCCATCTCTTGTCCAAATCGAGTGGCTTCTTTTAAAGCGCGGCCAGAGATTAAACCACCACGGGCGGCGGCGTTGCGTTCAAGTGCTTTTTGGCCTTCTGACAAACGAAAACTGTAACCTGGATCAGCAGTAAAATCGCCTGCGCCAAACTTAAAAGCCGCAGGCACATTGCCAGCCGTTCGCTGTAAATTGGCTAGCGCGTTATAACCAGCCTCGCGGTAAGGCGCTTGGTCTTCTCGCGTTTGCTCAAATTGACTTTTTTGAATTTCAGCAGCGCGGTCAGCCGCACCGGCTTGTGTTTTAGCCGCGCTTCTAGCTGTGCTTGCGCCAACTACACTACTGACCGCTATGGCCCCTGCTACCCATCCAGACATGGCAATTCTCCTTGTAACGTGAGTCCAAAATTGACTCGCATTGATGCTCTGTAATCTACCAGTAATTCATCGCCAGCGCATATTTTACGCGCAGCAATTGCATAAATGTCATCCCCTACTTTCTCGGGTCTGATATTGCAGTTAAATGAGTGGTTGATGAACCGTCCACCTGGGGTTCTTTTGCCATCCACTCGACCAGGGCACACAACTTCCCCAGCCTCAAAATCACGGGTTGCAAACAACCCTTTGCCGTGAATCGGCGAATCTCGCAATTCCACAGCCACGCCTTCTGGCATCTCCATCAAATCAGACTCGTTATGGACAATCGTGTCCATTTCACTTTGAGTCATACCGATCTGGTAAAGAAACGCCCCATAATCAATCTGCGCCCTTTGTATGTCGGTGCGGCTATCAGCAAGACCACACTCAGGCACGACATACAAACGGTCTTCTAGCACCGCAAGGTCTGTGCAGTCGTCTGGGTTGTCGTACACGTCCACCCAAACCACTTCGTCTTCAAACACACGGCCTGCGCGTTGCATTCCAGCCTTTGCCGGAAAGTCGCATGGGCCAGTAAATACTTTAACGCCATCGTCCGTATTGACTGCAATCGTGCCTTTTTCGACTCTGACGTGGTAAGGCGTCTTATGTTCTGCGCCAGTCAAAACAGTCCAAGCTGGAATCGTAATCTTGCGCTCGTAAACACCTGGTTTAAAAATATGCTCGGTAACAATGTTGGCCTGCGGCATTTTTAAGAGTTCATTCTGCAACGCCAAAACCTTGCCCGTCATGGACAAAGCTGGTGCAAAACCCTTGCCGTAGGTTACACGCATTAGGTCACCTCACGTCCAGAAACGCGAATGTTGATTGCGCTGGCTGTGCCTGCAATTGTACTGATAAAGTCGCCCACGCCAAGCACTTGGCCAACCAATTCAGGGAACGTGTAGACCTCAGACGCCTGCAAGGTTTTGGTCTTGGTGATCAAGTTGGTGTTACCGGCAGAGCCAGCAGTCGTCACCAAGTTCACGCTGATCGTAGCGGCAGACGCGCTGATGTTAGTTGCTGTGAACTTGTCGATGATGGCCGTAACGCCAGCCGCTGTGTACTGGGTTGTTTGAGCGTTTTCGGCAAATTTAGCCGGTACGAGGACTTTGACGGTGACTGTCATAATTTACTCCAATAAGAGGCAATTGTTAGCGGCTTGTTGCATGATGACCCAATTAGTGCCGTCAGACACCATTGTCGCCCAATTTCCTACAACTGCCAAGAGGATTGCTGTGCCAGCGACTGTGCCGTCAATCAACACAACATTGCTAGATGCAGACACCAAGGTCTGAGCCTGCAAATTCTTAAAAGTCAGATACCTACCAGTCCATGCGCTTGCCGTAGGCAGAGTTACCGTACAAGTCGAGCCTGACTTGTTGTTAATAATCCAAGTCTCATTGTCAGCCACCGTAAAGTCAGCGGTCTTAGTAACAGGCGCTGATGATGCGGCGTTAATGGCGGCAGTGATAGCCGCGGTGTCAACAATGGGTTGCACTTGCAACGCCTCGATCTGCTTTTGCATTTCGGTTACTTGGGACTCTAAGGCAGAGCAGCAGTCAGTCAATACGTCAGGAATTGGTAAGGTGACTACTGGCGGCTGGGTTTGAACCTCTTGCGCTAACGTCTGCAAAACCTGATCGTAAGACGCAATCAAAGATATGGCGTCAGCGCCAGTACCGCCATCATCGACCACGGAAGTCGCTATGTCATTCAACGACAGAAAAAACAAATACCAAGCGCGGTCAATCAGACCCGTGCGAGGGTCAATCAACGGCACTCGTGGTGGCGTGATCGGCGTTGGCGTAGCGTTAGGGCTAGGCATTCGTTGGACTCAGAATAAGTTCTGCGCCCATGATTGCAATCTTCACAGGATCAGTGCCAGACGCCTCATAAACTCGGTCACGCAGTTTGACAGTCATGCCAAGCCGCCGCCAGATTACACGTTTGTAATACTGGCCAATCTTGCCCATAGATGCCCAATGCTCGTTTGACCATGTGTGACCGCCATCGTCTGACCAACGAAGCATAACTTGAGGATCAGCGCCTTGGGTAGCAATAGCTTCTTGGTCTGCAATTAAGTAATCACCGCTTTCAGTAATTAAATAATCATCGGCTTCTGTTTGCAAATAGATTGTTTCATTAAAAACCAATCCATTCAAACCTACGCCAGACTCGCAATCCATTTGAAGCATGTGCTGGGTTGTGCGCTTGAGGGTGTTAGTGCCAGTTGGCAGCGCGCGCCATGAGCGCAGCCACTTTTGAATGCTACCGTTGTCCGAATAATCGTCTAGGTCAAATGCGTAGATATTGCCGTTTTCAAAGTCGCCAATGACGATCTTGTTGTTAAACGCCATCTGGCAGTTGCCTCGGTGACGGGTAAACGCGCCGCTATCAAAACCCGCACGCTCATGCCAGGCTTGCGTTGCCGCATCATAAACCCAAGTGGTATTGGCACTAGGGAAAACCAATACATAAAAACTGTGGCCGTCTTGCTGATAGGTGTAGGCAATAGCGTCTGACAAGTCAGCGTACTGTTGTATCTGCCACTCAACAGCGTGGGTGGAAATCCGAACGCCCGAATAACCATTGGCGCGGTAAACAATACCTTGGCCACGGCGGTCACGGCCAAGCCAGAACAAGCCGTTGTCCATCTTGGCCACAGAGTAAGGGGCAGCACAGCCCAACTCATTAAACGCGCCTTGAATGCGTTGCAATGGAAAGTCTGTTGCGCCAGAGTCAAACCAGACCTCAATTGAGTTTGTGCCAAACGCCCAGACCTCGCGGAAGTTGGCTGCTACGGCCACCAAGCCGTCTGGTGAGCCTTCGGTGCTAGCAAACTCTAGCGGGTCAATGGATGTGCCGTCTAGCAATGCAGTAATCCACAACTTCTGGCTGTTTGGCTCGTTGAACACAAAGTAGCCGTCTAGATAGCAAACAGTCACAGCGCCTGGGAAGTCAGGATCCGTAATTGCGCCAAAGGCGTTTGTCGTGTTGTTGTAGATGTAGCTGGGGCCATTGGCCGCAATGAACAGCTGCGTGCCGTTGTCAGCCAAACTGACAGGGCCAGTGC